TACAAGACTTGTATAAGCCTATGGTTATTGGTAATGCTTATTTAAATCAACTATCAGATGATGATGAGGAAGATGAGGATAACGAAGATGATGAATATGTCAAAATTTGCAACAACGATGGGCTATGTTGGTATGCTGGATAATAAAAAAGTAAAGGAGTAAAAGAAATGAAAAAAGATGTTTTAACTGTTAGCGTAGTAAAATTTGATGATAATTATAGTGTAACTAAAATAGTACATCAAGATGAAGAGATTCTAAGTAGAGGTGCTTTTAGAGATAAAAGCTTAAAAGTTTATAGTAATCAATCCCCTAGTTGGGAATATGGCACTTTATATTTAAGAGGAATAAAAAAAAGTGATGATGAAAAGCCATTTGTCATTCTAACCTCTGAAGTAGGATTGTTATTTGATTTAGTATGGGAGATTAATGAAAAATATGGAAAAGGAGGTCAAGTAATAGAATAAGATGATTAAATAATTAAGAATAAAATAAAAATGATAAATAAAAATAAATTATGTTTAAGAAGTATTTTGATATATGGATGCTGACAAATTATTTTTGATTGTTAGTATCCATTAAAGGAGTATTTTTTAATGAGATTAGAATTTAAAGAAAATATGGATTATTACCCTTATGAAGATATAGGAATAAAAACACAGAAACAAAAAATAATGAAAATATTTTTAGAATTAGGAATGGAAAATATGTCTAAATTAGAAAAAAATGTTTATATCGACCATAATTATATAGGTATTTCACATAAAGAAATAGCTATAAAATATAACATTTCTAAAATTCAAAGTAGAAAGGCATTGTATAGAGCGAATAGAAAGATTAAAGAATTAGCAAAAAAAATAATAGATTTAAAAGATGTTATGAAAGGAGATGAGACTATTGAAGAATAATAATAAATCTCCTGTTAAATTGAGTTTAAAGCAGAAAAAATTTTGTGAATATTATATATCAAGTGGAAATGGTACAGAAGCTGCAATTAAGGCAGGTTATAGTAAAAAAACTGCAACAGTTATAGCTAATGAGAACCTTATGAAACCTTATATAAAAGAGTACATACAAGAAATAACTGAAAAAATGGAAGCTGATAATATAGCGACAGCAACTGAGATACAGACTTATCTAACAGCTGTAATGAGAGGCGAATTAGATGAAGAATATACAGTATTTGAGAAAAAAGGTGATGGCACAGAGAAAGCAAAAAAGATGAAAAGAAAGATACAAGTAAGAGATAGAACAAAAGGAGCTGAGCTATTAGCTAAAATGAAAGGATTATTCATTGATAAACAAGAAAATAAAACAGAAAATAAAGTAATTATTATTAGTGGAGAAGATGAATTAGAAGATTAAGAAAGGAAAATGAATGGCAAAAATATTTAATGAGAAATATTATACACCTAGAAATGTAGTACTTAAAGTAATTGAGTTAATAAAAAATGAAATTCAAGATATTAATTTATTTGATAGAATAATAGAACCTTCATCTGGAGGTGGAGCTTTTCTAAAAGAATTACCTAAACATGCTTTAGGGTATGATATAGAGCCACATTATGATAATGGTAATGTTACTAAATGTAATTATTTAGAAGTGAATTTACATATTTAAAAAATAGTATTGTAATTGGAAATCCACCATTTGATGATGGAAGTGGAAGTAATAATTTACATATTAAATTTATTGAAAAAAGTTTAAAACATAGTGATTATGTTGTTTTTGTTTTACCGATAGATTTCTTTAAAAAAGATAATTTAAAATCAGCAGAATTAATAAAAAGTTATAAACTACCTGAAGTTAAATATTCTGGTGTAAAACTAAAAACTTGCATAAATTTCTATAAAAAGAGAACTAAACCTTTAATAAAAAAAGAAATTAAAGGAGTTATTATAGAAATGTTCCAAAAAACAAAAAATACAACTAAAAATGATGAAATCATTTGGCAGAATAAGAAGTGTGATTATAGAATTATTGGGTTTGGTAGTTTAAGGCTTTTACAAAAAAGAGAAGAGGTAAAATGTAAAGAAATAAAGATAACATTTATTCATAAAAAAGTAAATTTTAAACCATATTTAGAAAAATTTTTAAAATATATTAAGGGTAATTCAATTTCAACTGGAAGTATTAGAAAACAAAATATTATAGATTATATATATGATAATTTTCCAGAGTTTAGAAAGGATAATTAATATGGAAATAATAACAATTAAAATTGATGATATTAAAGAATATTCTAATAATGCTAAAGAACATCCAGAATGGCAAATAGAACAGATTAAAAATAGTATTAAAGAATTTGGATTTAATGATCCTATAGCTATTGATGAAAATAATATGGTTATAGAGGGACACGGTAGATTATTAGCATTAAAAGAGCTAGGTTATGATGAAGTAAAAGTAATAAGGTTATCTCATTTAAATGAAATACAAAAGAAAGCCTATATTTTAGCACACAATAAAATTACGATGAACACAGATTTTGATGAAGATAAACTAAATGCAGAACTTAAAGAGCTAGAATTAAATGATTTTGATTTAGAAAAAATAGGATTTGATTTTTTGAATGATATTGAAGATGAAATTTTAACTTTAGATGAAAATGAAGAAGATAATAAAGGCAAAAAAGATAAATTGATTTGTCCTCATTGTTCTCATGTAGCTGAAAAGAAAGAGTTTTTAATCTATTATGAAGATTAATTTAAATTTAAAAGACATCATAGGTAAAGGGTATAAAACTTTTTGGAAATCAAGAAAAAGATATTTAGTTGTAAAAGGTGGTAGAGGTAGTAAAAAAAGTAGAACAAGTGCTTTAAAAGTAATAATAGGTATAATGAAGTATGTTGATACAAATGCTTTAATAATAAGAAAAACTGAAAGAACTTTAAAACAAAGTTGTTATGCTGAGCTAGAATGGGCAATAAATAGGCTTGGAGTTGAAGCAAGTTGGAAAGTAACAAAAAGTCCATTAGAAATGACATACATACCAACTAATCAAAAGATACTTTTTAGAGGACTAGATAATCCTTTAAAACTAACCTCTATAACAGTAAAAAAAGGAATTATAAACACTGTATGGATTGAAGAAGCTTACGAGATAACTAAAGAGGATGATTTTAATAAAATAGATTTATCTATAAGAGGAATACTACCTAAAGGAGCTTTTTTTCAATTTATTATTACTTTTAACCCTTGGAATAATAAACATTGGCTTAAAAAAAGATTTTTTGATAAAGAAGATGAAGATATAGAAGCTATTACGACTAATTATATGTGTAATGAATTTATAGGGACTGAAACATTAAAACAGTATGAAAAAATGAAAATTGATAATCCTAGAAGATATGATGTTGAAGGACTTGGCAATTGGGGTATGTCTGAGGGCTTAATATTTAATAATTGGATAGAATGTGAATTCGATGTAGACACAATTAAACAAATAGTAAATATAAAAAATGTTATAGGGCTAGATTTTGGATATAGTACAGACCCTTTAGCAATGTTGAATGCACTTATTGATGAAGATAGAAAAGAAATATATATTATAGATGAAGTTTATAAGAAAAATTTAACAAACGATAAAATAATATCAGAAATAAAAATTAGAAATTGGCAAAAAGAGAAAATAATTGCTGATAGTTCAGAACCTAAGTCGATTGAAGAAATTAGAAGAGGTGGTATATTAAGAATATATCCAGCTATTAAGGGGCAAGGAAGTATTGAATATGGTATTAAAAAAGTAAATGAATACAAGTTATTTATTCTTCCTAAATGTGTAAATACACTTACAGAAATTACAAGTTATGTATATGATGATAAAGGTAAACCTATTGATATGATGAACCATTTAATGGATTGTTTAAGATATTTAGTAACATATGATAATAACAAACAAAAATCAGTAGCAACAAATAGAAAAATAATTACTTAGGAGATATTAAATATGAAAGAATTTAAAGGTAAATTAGATAGAAATATAATGAATTTAGCTATATCAAAATTATTAGATAATGTTAGTGCAGAAACTAATATAGCATTACCTAAGCTTACAGATGAGCTTATAAGTGAAATGCTTAGTAATTCAATTATTCAAAAGTGTATGAATACATTAATTAGAGGGGTAGTATCAAGAGAATTAGTAGTAAAATCAGAAGAAAATCAAGAAAATGATATTAAAATACTTGAAATACAAAAAAGAATAAATAAAATAGAAAATAAGACACTTTTAGTTGAAAATATAGCACAAGCATATTTCAAAAAAATGACAGTTCATGAAATAGTGTATAATGAAGATAAGACTATAAAAAAATTAGTTAAAATTCCTAATAAATTAATAAGGTATGATAAAGATAAGAAACAATTTAATTTAAGAAATAATTTAATTAATATAATGCTTGATAATCCATATAAATGGTTATTATCAATACATAGAGAAGGTGTTGGATATAGTCAAGGGTACAGTGTTTTAGAAGAAGTATTGCAAGATTATTTTAATATAAAAAATATTAATAATAAAATTAATCACATAGTAAATAAATATGGAGAAACTATATTATTTTTTGCATATTCAATAGATCAAACTGACGAAGATGTTAAACAAACGGCAGAAGATTTGAAAAAAGCAAATGGGCAAAATGTTGTGGGAATACCACTTGTTAATGGAGATTTAAAAGATAATATATTTACTTTAAGATTGTCTGATATTGATACAATAATTCATGAAAGATTATTAGATAGATATGAAAAAAATATAATGACTGTGTTATTAGGGAGTACACTATCTATAGATAACGGTAACGGTGGTTTTAGTTATGCTTTAGGAGAAATACATCAATTAGAAAAAGAAAAAGTAGAGGACTCTATAGCATTATTTGTAAGAGATGAATTGGATAAATTAATAGAAATAGATGCTTATTTATTTGGATATGATTATACAAAATACTATATATCAATAGATAGAGAAGAAAGAGAACAAGAAAGATTAGAAATAGATAAAGCAAGACAAGAGTTAAGACAAGCAAAAGCTAATGAAATATTAACTTTATCAAATGCTGGTTATGAAATAGATGAAAAAGAATTGCAAGAAATAACAGGATTTAAAACTTTAAAGAAAAAGGAGCAACCCACCCAGAGAATTTGAAGCAAGATTAGAATTTGCAAGTAAGTTAACAGATACAGAATATAGGGAAGCAGTAATTCAAGGTTGGTTAGAGGAGTTAGAAACAAAAATTGATAAGGAATATACCACCAGATTAGAAAAAGAATTAAAAAAGATAAAAAGTGTTGAAGATATTAAGAATGTATCCATTAAATTTGAGTTATTAAGAGATTTGAGCGACTTTAATGCTTTAGGTAGATACTTGGCTAGGGTAGAGCTTAAAAAGTCTAAAATCAAAGAATTTAACGAAGATGATATATTTAGTTTTGATATACCATTTAATAAAGCTATTGAAAATCTAAAAAAAAGAGAACCTAAGCTTTTTGAAGATTTAGGTTATAAAGAGGAACAGAGTTCATTCTGGATTAAAAAGACAACAGACCTTGAAATAACAAAGAAAATATATGAAAAGTTGCTTAAAGCTTTAGAAAATGGAGAAACTGAGCAAGAGTTTATTAAGTCAATATCTCAATTTAAATTACCTAAAGGCTATTTAAAAGGTGTTTATAGAACCGTAGTAACTCAAGCACAGCAAAGAGGACACTTGCAAGAACAAATGAAAGCCGTTGATTTAGGATTTGAATATGGTATCTTTACATCAATTTTAGATGGAAGACAGACAAGTATATGTAATAGTATGCATAACAAAATATTAAAGATAACCGATTTTGTAGAAAAAAGATTGTATCCACCCTTGCATTATGGTTGTAGAAGTACTATAATACAAGTAAGTAAAGAAGACTTAGAAGAAATGAAATTAAAGCCAGATAATGCAAAAGATTTTGTTAAAAAAACTGTAACATTAAGCAATTATGATGATGTAGTTAAAGAATATAAGGATTATTACAAGAAAAAGGAAAAAGATATAAAGGAATTAGAAAAGGCAATTAAGAAAAAGACTAAAATTGATAAGAAAAAGCAAAAAATGGATAATGAGACTAATAAAATTAATAATATTTATATATCAGGTGTAAAAAAAGGTAAGCCTATGACCCATGAAGAGGCAAATAATGGAAATGTAAATCCTAATTTTTTAAAGCATAAACAGTATCGTATAAATTGTCAATCTTGTGTAGTTACATATGAAGCAAGGTTAAGAGGTTATGATGTTGAAACTCTAGGAAATACACCAAATAGTATGTTAAGTAAATTGAGTATGCAAACAAATATAGCTTGGATAGACCCAAACACAGGTAAACATCCTGAATATATAAAATTAGAAAATAAGAGTGGAAATATAAAAAATTCATATTATCAAATAAAAAACACATTAAAAGTGGGTAGAAAATATACAATACAATATTTTTGGAAAGGTTTTGATGGAGGACATATTCAAAATATTTGGTTGGATGAAAAGGATAATGTTGTTGTAATATATGACCCTCAAACTAACAAAATTTATAAAGGTGGTAATGAAATTTCTGAAATTTTAAAACATATAAGATATAAACCTAAATATTATAGAAGCGTTGGTATGTATGGAGATGTGCCAACTATAGACATACTAGATATTACTGATTTGGAATTTAATTTAGATGTTGTTAATTACATTATGAAGAAAAAGGAGTAGTTCTATGAATAAAAAAATAAAAAAATATCTCTCTAACACAATATGGAATCATGTAGAATTTATAGGTAAATATAATGATTACGATGTTTATAGTTTAGAAAAATTAGACAAAAATGGTCTACCTATAATTCAATTTGTAGGGTATCCACATTATCTTTTTGTAAAAGGTCAAAAAATGGAAATTAAAGTAGATATTAATTTTGAAATAACTAATCATTTTTATAAATATGATGAAGATACAGAAGAACTAAAATCATTTGATGAATAATGAATTTATTGCAATGTAAATATAAAATTAAAAACTATTATACAAGTTGCTAAAAACACTAAAATATGCTATATTATTTATATCTTAAACAGTTATAAGTTTATTTATCAATCATTAAAAATTAGATAGATTTTAAAGTCTATCTTTTTTTTATTTTTCATTGTTGATATAATATAAATAAAAAGAGGTAATTTATATGAATATAGAATGGCAAAAGAAAATTAGCGATGTTTTATCCGATGAATTAAAAACAGAAAAAATAATGAAAAAAATAGAAACAAAAGTAATGGCGACTGTTCAACTTAGATTTGAAAAAGAAACAGACCCTAATGGAAAGAAATGGAAGCCTATAAAAAGAGTACATAAAAGTTTAAAAAAAGGTAGTTCTTGGTGGACAAAAGGTAAAATATTAAGAGACAGTGGAAATCTTATGAAAAGTATTCATAGTAGTATTGATAAAGATACATTAATTGTAGGAACTAATTTAAAATATGCTAGAATACATAATGAAGGTGGAGAAATTAAAATAGGAGAGCATAGTAGACTTGTATGAGAAAGAAAACAAATAAGATTTGATGCTAAATTACAAAAATATAAAAGAAATACACAAAAAGTAAAATCATTTACATTAAAAGAAAGAACAATAAATATACCTAAAAGACAATTTTTAGGATTTAATGATAAATTAAGAAAAGATATTGAAAATATCATTGAAAGAGAACTAGAAAAAGAAATATTTAATAAATAAATTTTAGAAAACTAACTTATTTTTTAAGTTGGTTTTTTATTTTGAAAAAAATTTTTATACCTGTATTTACTAGTCTTGTTGATATTATTTTAAAAAAATAAAAAAAGTGTCCCCTGGATTAGGGGACATTTTTTACATATAAGTGAGGAGTATAAAGAAAGTGAGGTGAAATAGTATGCCAATGATAAAAGTTTTTGAAAGTGGTAATTATTCTCAAGGAGAATTTGGAATTGATAGAGTTAAAAAAATATTTTCAAAAACAAAGGATAATATTAAAGCGATATTTTCACATACCAGTAAATGGAATGGTAAAAAACCTTTAGAGCTTGGAGAATTTAAAGAATTTAAAGTTAAGGAAGAGAATGGAAAGGCTGTTGTTTATGGTAATGTAGATTTTAATGAAAAAGGTAACGAATATTATCAAGATGATATATTAAAAGGTGTATCAGTTGAGATTGATTCCAATAAAAATGAATTAAAGAAAATCGCAGTATTACCAATAGGAATAAACCCAGCAGTGAAAGGAGCTGAATTTGAAAAAATGGATGTAAATGAAGTTATTTTAGAATTTGAAGAAGAAATTAAAGATAATACTGAAATTGAAAAAGATGACAATAAAGAAAAAGATAATGTTAAAGATTTTAGTATAGATGATGTTATTTCTAAATTTGGTGCAGATTATGAAATAAAGAAAAAAGAGGAAAAGAAAACTAAAACAGAAGAAGAAATTAGAGCTGAAATTAAGGCTGAATTTGAAGCAAAAGAAAATGCTAAAAATGGAAAAAATGAATTTTTAAAAAAATATAAAGATAAAATAACGCCATCAATAAAAGAATTTATGACTGATGAAGTTTTAGAAACTTTATATAGTGATAATCATGTACTTGAATTTAACGAAAATAAGGTCGATACAAGAGAAATAATTGAAAAATTGATGTGTTCATTGCCTAATATTAAAACTGATGAAATCTCTCAAAAATTAGGGGAATTTGAAGATATAGAAGATGAATATACAAAACAATTTAGATTGGCAAAAGAAAAAACAGAAAAAATGAATAAAAAGTAGAAAAGGAGAGAAAATGGCAGAGAAGATTAAAGTTGAAAATTTTAATTTTGATAGATTAGTTATTGAAAGATTTTTACAAGATGAAATTGTAGAAATTGAAGATGGACAAAGTTTAGAAAATGGAGATGTGTTAGTTCAAGATAACGGAACAGGTAAATATACAAAATATGTTACTGAAACACATGGACAAAATTTACATGTTACTAATTTAAGAGTTTATACTGGAGATGATATTAAAAATACTTCTGATTATAAAGGAACAGCATTAAGACAAGGGAAAGTAAATATTAAAAAAGTAAAAAATATGCCGAGTGATGTGGCAAAATATGCACTTATAAATCAATTAGAAAAACATAATATATTTATAGAGGAGGAAAAATAGAATGACATTAGCAGAATTATTAGGTATTTTTTACGGTTTAGATATAACAAAAACTGTTAGAAAATATTTTTCAAATAAATTTAAAAATGATTATACTACAGTAAATACAGTAATTAAATATGATGATTTGATACATTCTTTATCATTGCTTGAAGTAGTGCCTAGAGATACTAAAGCACCTATATTAAAACAAGATGGATTTGTTAGAAAGACAGTTGAACCTGATGTTATAAAAGGTACTCAGGTAATAACTCCAGAAGAATTATCAAAAATGCAAGCAGGACAAGTTGAAACATATATAAAAGGAGAAAAAGTTAATAACTCAGATATTGTATACAATAGAAAAATGCAAGCTTTAAAAATAGCTTATGAAAGAACTGTTGAAGCTATGGCTACAGATTTATATTTAAATGGTAAATTAGTTTTTAAAAACAGTGGAAATGAATTTACAATTGGAAGTGATGATGAAATATCAGTTACAGAGAAACAATTCACTAAAAAAACTGAAGAATTTACAACATTTTTAATAGACTTAATTACAAAATTTGAAAAAGAAAATACAGTGTTACCGAATACAATAGAAATTGGTACAGACTTATTTAAATATTTAATGTCTGATGAAACTTTTTCAAGAACTATTAGAACGTTTAATCATGGTGGAATAAATAAAGGCGATAATTCTGAATATCCAACATTTGGTTTATTAAATTATCAGATTAAAGTATTACCATTAGCAACTGGAGTTGATGGGAAAACCATAGAAACTAAAAACTTATTAATTTTATCTAATGATAGTGAATTTACAAATGTATATGCAGGGCTTGGAGTTAAAGAAGGAGATAAAGTAAAAATGATTGAAGCTGATGTATATATAAATGAAAAAGCAGAAGATGACCCAGTAAGGCAAAAGATAACATTACAATCTGCATATATGCCGATTATACCATTACCTAAGAGAGTTAAAAGATATAAAGTAACATTTAAATAAAGATATTAGAGGTAAATTATGAATATTAGTCAATTACCAAATGCTTTAGTTTTAAGGTTAAAAAAATATAGATACACTACAGAAGATATATCTATAAATATTTCTACTTATGAAAATCAAGGTAATGATTATTTAATTTTGCAGTTAGGAGCTGAATTATACAACAAGTTATCAATTCAACAAAAAGAACTGTTAATTATTAATTATATACAATATCAATTATTTGCAATGGTGGAAATGGAAAGTTTAGTAAGAGATAAGAAAGAGTTTATAGATAATATCATTGATAAACTTATTCAAACTAACATATATGAAAAGGAACAAAGAAATGAAAGAAATAAACAAACAAGAGGGATTAAAGTATTTTGATAATATGATTGATAGAATACTTTATTCATTAAAAGAAGTGTCTAAACCTCTTATACCGTTTATAGAATACGGCTATATTGAAGACTATGAGTTGGATAATGTTTTTTTAACATATGATGATGGTATGTTTATTTTAAGTCTTAAACAAAGTAAAACTATTGATATTTCAATAAATTTAAGGAAAGAGAAAAAAAGAGAGTTTAATCTTATTTTTCTCTATCCTAACGATATTGAAAATAAAGTATATAACAAAATAATATGGTTAGAAGAAACATTAGATAAATTGATAAAATCAGAGCATATAAGAGAAAAATGTAGAGCCATTGACTATAACTATGAAATAGAGTTAGTAAAAATATCAGAAGTTGATTTAACTGGAACACTTAAATTTGATATAAAAATAAATTTAATAGAATTTTGAAAGGAGAAAAAATGCCAGTATATATAGGAAAACAAACAAAAAAAGGCACATCACAGACTACTAATTCAAGTCTTAAAAGATTAGGGGCAAAAGATTTTAATATAACTGAGTCTGTACAATCAAAAGAGTCAGAGCAGGTAAATGAAGTAGGAGTAACACAAGATGCTTGGGTATCAGAAATTACTGTTGGTGGTGATGTATCAATAGAAACATCTTTAGGACAATTAGAAATGCTAATTGAAAATGCAGGATTTAAAAAAGAAACAACATCACCACCAGTAACACCGAATATATCTACATATAAATTAGATAATAAATTTGATACCTTTTTAACTGTAGTGCAAGATGACCCAGTATCACAATCATATGATGTATTTCAAGATTTGCAAATAAATACATTAAAGGTTGATACAGCCTTACAATCATATGTTAATACTACTATAGGATTTTTAGGGTTAAAGGCAGAAAATAAGACAACTGAATTTTCTTCAAATGGAACTCAAGAATTTGATGGTAAATTATTAATCTGTTTAGGAACAACAATTACAGAAAAAGGAACAGATAAGACTGCTGAAATTGATTCATTGTCAATTGATATAACAAACTCTTTACAATCTAGGGGAGCTTTAAATGATGTATACCATAATAGAATACATAGAGATGGTTTAAGAACATTTAAGATTAATTTTAAATATAACTTATTTGATAAACAATCTTACCATGAAGCTAAAGATTTATTAAAGAAAAGTGGAGACTATGAAGTGAAAGTTAAATTTAAAGAACAAGGTACAGAAAATCATGTAGAATTTGTATTTCACAAATGTAAAATATCAGATGTTAAGAAAAATGATGTTTTAACTAATCCAACAACTGAAAAAGAATTGATAGCAGTATATGATACAGAAAAGAAAACACCAGTTACTATAACATTTAATAAAAAAGTTTAGGAGTATAGAAAATGGAAGAAAAAAGGGAAAGTATAGTTAAAAATTTTAATAAAAAAGCAATATCTAAAGCTAAATTCAAAAAAAAGAATAACGAAAAAAAAGATATAAAACCTTTACCAGATTTAAAGGTTAGCGATATATTAACCTTTTCAAATAAAAAAGACAAAATAGTAATAGAAACAGTAGCATATTTTGGTGCGATGTATAATTATTTGAATACTCCAACTTTTAGAAAAAGAGTACTAGAAAAGAATAGAGAAACTGGAGAAGAAGTTTACGAATTAGTAGAGATTAATTATAGGCTTCAAGACTCGCCTAGTTTTGAATTAATTAAAGAACAGACTATTAAGTTAATAATTGATGATTTAGAAGTAGAAAAGACACTTGATAATTTAATTAAATTCTTTTCAAGAAATCCCTTTTTTTATAAAGAGATATTAAATAAAATTCTTGAAAATTCTGAGGGAAGTGTTAAAAATTTGCTTATGATGAAATAAGAAAACATTATGAAAGAGCTTTAACTTTAAGAATTAAAAATATTAAGAGTGTAGAAGAGTATATAGATGTATTGCAACAAGATATCATGAGATATGAAAGATATTTTAAACCAGTATCTTATGGACTAGGTGGAATTTTTTATACTCTAATGTTGCCGTATAATAAAGGGATTAACGAGCATCCTTATTGGCTTATAAACAAGTTAGAGTTTTTATTGAATATATATAATAAAGTGCAAAGTGAGGTGAATAAATAAAATGGCTGTAAGTGATAAAGAATTAAAAATGGTATTAAAGCTTGCTGATGAAGTAACACCTGTATTAAATAAAATTAAAATGGAAGTAAAAGAAACACAAAAAGTAACTGATAAGGAAATGGGAAAAGGAATAAAAGGGTTAGGTAAAGATGTACAAAAAACTAAAAATGAATTTGATAGTTTAAAAAATAGTGTAGTTAATTTTGGTAATGTAATTAAAACCTTTTTAGCTTATAAAGGTATTCAATTTATAAAAAATATAGGTGTTTATGCTTTAAAAAGTGCTAGTGATATGCAAGAACTTGAAAATGTTACTCAACAAGTATTTGGTAATATGTCAAAAGAAGTAGAAGAATTTGCTGAAAAAACTGGGAATGCAATGGGTAGAAGTATCTATCAAATGAAAAAATTTGCTTCTGATTATGGAGCAATTGCACAAGGTTTAGGTGAATTTGATACATCGAAAGTTAAAGAAATGTCAGAGAGATTATCAGTTCTTGCAGTTGATATAGGTTCATTTATGAATATAGATGATAGCCAAGCATTTACAGCCTTAAGGGGTATATTTACAGGAGAAACGGAAGCACTAAAGAATATAGGAATAATAGCAAATGATACGACGGCTAAAATGTATGCTTTAGAAAAAGGATATAAAAAGCAATGGGAACAGATGAGCGCAGGAGAAAAAGCAACTATAAGATATCAGTTGGTACTTGATAGAACTAAAGCTATGCACGGAGACGCCGAAAGAACTTTAGGTTCATTAGCTAATCAAATGAAACAAGCACAAGCTAATATATCGAACCTAGCTGTATCATTAGGTAATAAATTAGAACCAGCAACAAATGGAGTAGTATCAGCTTTTAATAAATTACTTAGTTCTATTAATAAATGGGTAAATAAAAAAGAAGCACAAGATTATTGGAGAAGTTTTATTCAAGAAGCAGGAAATGCACAAGATAAAATACAAGAATATGTAAGGTTATCTAAACTAGCTAATGAAAATAAGATAACAAATGAAGAAGAAGAAAAAAGATTAGAAATATATAAGCAATTAAAAGGTTTATATCCTGATATATTGGGAAATATTTCAAGTGAGGCTAAAGAATATGAAAAGGTAGCACGAAGTATTGATGATATTACTTTAAAATTAAAACAAAAAGTATTAGCACAACTTAATGAAGACTCATATAAAGAGCTTATTAAAAAGAAACAAGAAGCATTAGAAAAAATGGGAAGACTTGAAAGTGAAATTATTGAAAAAGCTAACGAGATTAAAGCAAGTACAAATATAGATATTTCTGATAAAATAATTAATGAAGTACAAGAAATTTTAACAAAAAATTTTATTAATTTAGGTGTAGCTGGACAAGATGAACATACAAAAGAATTAAAACAAAAAGCAATAGAAGACATATTAGCTAAAAATGGAGTTAAAGAACCAGAAAAAATTGTATATTCAGTTGAGCAACTTGCAAATATTTATAATGGTTCAAAAGTACAACTAGGAATTATAAATCAAGAAATTATTGAGTTACAAAATGAATTACAAAAAAAAGAAGAAGCAACAGATAAGCTTATAAATGGGTATAAGTCTGGAACTGTAAGCTTGGTTAATGATTTTAGAAATAATTTTAAAAATTTAACAGAAAAAATAGACTCTAAGATTGAAAAATCAAAAAATGATATATTAAATAATCAAGAAAAAAGTGCAAGAGAACATAGCTTAAAAAATAATAAGTCTACAAGTTTAATAATAGATTCTCAAGGTAAAATACAAGATAATATTGTAGGATATTCAAGTAAATTAAATAATAAAGAGATTGAAGAAATATTAATTAATAGAGGTACGATAGTTCAATTTACAAATGGAATAAAAACAACATTTGAAAGGCTTGAAAACGGTAAAATAAAAGCTACAACTCATAAAACAAGTGAGCAAGTTTACAAAGAAGCTTTACAAAAAGGAAAAGGTCCGACACAAAATTTAACTAATACTACAACTAAAATATACACAGATTTTAATGAATTTGTGAAAAAGACAGGCATTAAATTTACGAATAATGTTGAAAAACCTAAAAGATTAAATGATGATAAAAAGAAAGAAAAACAACTTAATAAATGGGAACAATTAGAACAAAATCTTAAAAAGGTAGATTTTGAATTATCTAGCTTAGTTTTAGATGATAAGTTATTAAATTCCATTAAAAAAAGTACAACTGCAATAAGAAATAAAGAATTACAAAATCTTGATAAATTAAAAGGTATTGTTGATTTAAGTGAAATATTAAGTGAGAAATTAAAAATATATGATAAAGATATTAAGAGTTTAGAAGAACTTTTAAAGGCTAATCATTCTGGAAATCAAATAAATAAGATTGAAAGTATAAAAAAAGAAATTCAAGACTTAAAAGTTGCAAAAGAAAAAATACAAGATGAATTAGATTTAGAAAAAAGCTTGAAAAAAGAAAAAAATTTAATTGAAAATCTTAAAAATTCAATTAAAGAGATTAATTTTAGAATTTCAGAAAGTAATTCAAAAGAATATAGTCAGACATTAAATGATAATATTGACTCTAAAATCAATGATATAAAAGAAGAACAAGATAAAGGTTATATAAGTATTAATGAAAGTATTTCAAAGCAAATAGAGGTATATAAGAGTAAATTACAAAGCCTTAAATTATTAGGTGTATTAGATAATGAAGATATTCAAAAAACTAAAATAGAAATTGAAAAACTTAATCAATTACAATTTAGTAATGAAGCTGAAAATTTATATAAAAAGAAACAAGAATTATTGATTGATGAACAAGATTTTTTACAAAGTAGTATATCTAGTTTAGAAAAGGAGATACAACATTATATACAAATTGGTAATTTTGAAAAAGCTAGAGAATTAAAGTATAAAAAGATAATTCAAGAAATAGAATTAATAGAAAGTACAAACGAAAAAAATCAAGCTACAACTGATATATTAAATAAAATGAGAATAAATATTGAGGGATTAAGTAAGATTGCCATTGAAATGCTTGATATTCAAAATGCTAAAAAGATATATGAAGATAGTTTTAGTGCTTTAGGAGAAGCAATTAAAAAGTTACCTAAAGAATTAAGAAAGCAAGTAGAAAAACTTGATTTTAAGTCTGAAAATATAAAAGTATTTGATGATATTTTAAATGATGAAAAATTAAATAATTCTTCAAAAGAAATGATAAAAAAAATAAGAGATTTATTTGAAACTACTAAACAAAAATTTAAAGAAGCAGAAGAAATATCAAAAAAAGAAAATTTAAAAGAAAATATTTCAAAAGCTAAAGAATATATATCAGAAGCTAAAACACAAATAATGAAATTGGCACAAGCATTTGGCGATAGTGATTTAACTGAAACATTAAGTGAAACTATTGATATGGTAACAGATTTGGGTATGGGTATTGCACAAGCATTTGCTGGAGATATTGAGGGAGCAGTAAAATCATTATTAAATTTTGTTACAAGTTTAGCAAGTAATTTAATGAATTTAGATATATCAAAACAAGAAAAGAAAGCTAAAGAAGAATTTGAGAAAAAAGAAAAGGAAATATTACAGAATACAATTGCATTAAAAGAATTAAAAGACTCTATAAACACTTTAAATAATAGTATTTTAAAACAAGTATCACTTAACACAAATGAAAGCAATTTAAAATTTGGAAAAGAATATTCAAAATTACTAACAGAGGCATTCGCTAAAAATTTTAATCCTAATATAGAATTGACAGGAGTTGCTACAAGAAGAGCAAAAGAAGTAAATAAAACTGAAGCAATAGTTGGGACTATACTAGGACCGATATATTGGTTAATTAGAGGAATACATGCGGCGGCTTCAATAAAAAATGAAAATGTATCATACAGTAAAAAATTTAATGAATTATTTAATACAAAAGGTAAAACAAGTGATGAATTAAAAGAAATATACAATAATGAAATTTCTAAATTAAAAAATGAAGATTTAAAAAAATTCTTAGATAAAAAAGATGGATTAACAACTAAATGGGATTTAACAAGTATTAATTCAAACTTAGATGATATTAAAAAGATGTATCTTGAAAAAATAAAATATGTTGAAGAACAAGAAAAGAAAAATAGAAATTTTGAAAGAAATGCAATTCTTGAAAGTTTTGATGGTTATTCAGTAGTTGACTTAGAAAATAAGAGAAAAGAAATGATAGAAAACTTTAAAAAGATAGCTAAAGATGATAAAGAATTGATGAAAACATTACCAGAATTTGAAAAGAAAGTTGATGAATTATTAAAAGGTCAAGAAGCTATCATTACAGCATTTGATGAGTCAAGAAATAAAGTTATAAGTAATCTTTCAAATGGTAATAGTGCTATTGAGTCTTTAACAAATGGGTTACAAGGTTATTTTAATAAGCTTAGAAGTAATATGGCTAAAGTATTATATGATTTAGATTTTAGAAATTTAGGTAATTTTGAGAACATATTAATTGATAAGTTTAAAAAGATAAGTAATGCACTTGCAGATTTAAGAATTAAAAATAAAGCTTCAATAAATGAATTAGAGCCTAAATTACTTGATTTTAAGGATGTATTTAAGCAGTTAAAAAATATAGATAATACAGCAAATAAAATGAATGATGTAATTTTACAATTAAGAAAACAAGCGAAATCAGAGGGCATATCAGAGTCTTTAATTGATGAAATGTTACCATTATCTAAGATTAATGAAAAAACTAAACAATTAACTGAAATGTTAAGAAATTCATTAACATTAGCTTTAGATACAAGTAGTTTAGATAAATTCTCAATGAGTTTTGGAGATTCACTTTATAAGAATATGAAAGAAAAACTTATTAAAGCAGTGGTCGAAAGTACTAACTTCCAGAATTTATATTCTAAATATCTTAAAACTGAGAATATAGAAGCTGAATTATCTAAATTAGGGAATGATTTAGGATCATATTATAAATTTATTGAGCAAAAAACTAGAGCATTTGAAGATAAATTAAGAGCCGAAGGACTATCATTTAGAGATACTAACGGAACTAATGGAGAAACATTGCAAGGTGGACTATCAACTGCAACAAATAATACAAGTAATTTGAGTAATCCTAAAGTTAATTTTAATCAAAATATAAATATATATAATAATGGTTTTATGGCAGAAGAAATATTAACTAAATTATCACAATTATTAAGAGATGTTAATTTTAAACAAGAAAAGCTAGAGGTATCAATCAATGATAAATAAAAATTATTTACAATCAACATTAAAAGAGATAAATAACAATAAACATATTATAAAAATATTTAATTTAACGAAAAATATAGAAATTACACCTTATTTAGAAAATAAAGAGCTAAATATAAATAAAAGTCTTAAAAATGGTAATAATACTATTACTCCTAATAATGTGTCATTAAATTTTTATAAAGAAGATGAAATGTTAATTGAGAAAAATGACCTAGTTAAAATTACAGATACATTTTTAAATACTGAAATATGTATTTTTTTAGGTAGAATATATGAAATAAAAGAAAATATGAATTATATTGGTAATAAAATTTTATCAATAAATATCAAAGATGAAACATTAAAAGGTTATGAAACTAAATTTTATGAAGATACAACATACATAAATAAATGGTATTACAACTCAAGTGATAAAGAGAACTCTATATTATGGATTTTAGCTAAAAAACTAGGTTTTGAAGATAATAAAATAGAAATTGAAGAGATAAAGTATTCAAGTGGAGAATATATAAGCAACTCTGTTATTAAAATCAATAAAGGTTCTACTGTAATAAAAGAGTTAGGGGAACTAGTGGCGAGTATCAGTGGGAATATATATGTGAAATCTAATGGAACATTAAAGATAACAAGCCTACTTAATCAAAGTGATACAAATATAATAGATTATACCTTATCAATAGAAAAAGGTAATATACTAAAATACATTGAAACTAAAGAAAATACACCTAAGGAAGATATGGTTGTAATAGATTATACAGAATACAAAAATCTTGAAAGACAACCTATATTTATCCTAATGGGACAAAATGGAGATAATGCAAGAGATTTAGCCAACATTAATCTAAAGCCTAATAA